CTACAAATTTTGGAGCTCCTACATACATGAACCCAGCCGGACTATCACACTATGGAGCAAAAGGTGGTTCAGGTATTGTTGTTGTTAGATCACCAGCAGGTCATCCTATGTCAGTTTCACCAGGATCTAATAGTATATCTACGGTTTGTGGTCATACTGTTGCTAAGTTTATTGTTTCTGGAACATTGACTGTTAACTAATATTTAGTTATATATATACCTACATTATGTGGGTCATAAAATTTAGAAAGCATGACAGAATTAAAAATAAACTTTTATCTTTAATTGATAAAATGCCAAATGTTCTTTATCAAACACATAAAGGAACAACAGCAACTAAATCTGATTGGAACTTACCTTCTAATTTTCAAAGAGATTATCTTGATTTTTTTTATAAAGAAATAAATTCTTTAATGTCGCAAACAGCTAAAAAGTTTAAATGTCAAAATTGGACAATTCATAATGCATGGTTTATGCAATATAAAGAAAACGATAAACATGCTTGGCATACTCATCCTAGAACTAATCTATCTGCTGTGTACTATTTAGAACTACCTAAAAAAGAATTAATTACTGAATTTAAAAATAATAAAATTAAAGCAAGAGATGGAGACATATTGATTTTTCCATCATATATGTTACATAGGTCTCCAATAAATAAAAGCAATGAAAGGAAAACAGTAATATCATTTAACTGTGATTTTTATAATTAATGGAAAATCTCCCACTACCTAATTTTGGCGTCATACAAAATAGATTACCAAAAGAATTATATGATTCTTTATTAAAAGAATGTTTATCTATAAAAAAACCAAAGCCACGTGGACTTGCTTTAGACATAGATTATAAGAAAAAAATGATATCTTATTTAACTGAAAAAGGCGTATCAGAACATTATTTTATAACAGAAGAAAATACATTAAAGATAATTGAAGTTATTAAAAAAATGATTGATAAATATAAAGAAACTTTTCCGGGTTATTTAGACGGTATAAGATTTTTAGATAAAGATGCGCCTTTAGCTTTTAGAACACCATGGGTTAACTTTCAAAAAAAGAACGAATATTTACCACTACATGAACACGGTGGTGTGTTGTCTTATAATATTTGGATGCAGATACCAGTTGATTCAATATTTGAATATAATTACAATTCTATCATAGGAAAAAATCTAACCCATAGATTAACTTTAACTAAAAAAGATGAGGGACGTATAGTATTATTCCCTGCACAATTACAGCATATTGTATACCCATTTTATAACACCAATAAAACCAGAATGTCTATTGCGGGTAATATACTTTTGAAAACCTCATGAAATTATATAAAAATATTCTTACAGAAAAAGAAAGAAAAAAACTATTAACTTTTGTTAAAACTCAGGTTAGAGATTTAAGTCCAAAATGTCCTGGTTTACAAACTCTTATGGATCTACATACGTTTGATGAAACTAAACATTTTTATAATTTGGTAATGTCTAAATATTTTAAAAATATGACAATTGAAAATTCTTGGGGTAATTATTGTGAAGGAGATGAGATAAATTGGCACAATCACCCTACCTGTAAATTATCAGTTGTTTACTTTTTAAAAAATTCTGATAGTTTAGGAACTATGTTTAGAGATGAAAGATATAATTGGGACAAGATTACTTCACCCAAATGTCCACAAAATTCTTTATTAGTTTTTGACGGAAACAAAATACATTCTCAACCTTATTCACCTAAAAAAATTAAACGTTATTCGATTGCAATAGATTTAATATGAATTTAAAAAACGCTTATTGGTATTTTACAGGTATACTTGGAGACAAGTTTTGTGATGAATTAATAGAACATGGTAATTCTAAAAGAGAAAAAATAGCAACTATAGGTAGCACAGCGCAAAGTGTTAAAGAAAGAATTGGTGTAAAAAATGAAGCAGCTATTCAAAAACATATAACAAGAAAAGAATTAAAAGATTTAAAAAAACAAAGAGATTCAAATATATCTTGGGTAAATGATAGATGGATCTATGATCAAATAGTTCCATATATACGTCAAGCAAATCAAAGCGCAGGTTGGAATTTTGAAATAGATTATTTTGAGTCTTGTCAATTTACTAAATATAAACTTAAACAATTTTATGACTGGCATTGTGATCCTTTTCCAACACCTTACAATAATCCAGGAGATCCTAACTTTCATGGTAAACAAAGAAAAATTTCAGCTATAGTTCAATTATCTAACCCTAAAGATTACAAGGGTGGAGCATTAGAGATTCAACCAAGAACAGAAAAAGATTCTACTATAGTTTTAAATACTAAAAGACACTTTGAGCCGAGAGGGAGTATTATTGTATTTCCTTCTCATTTATGGCATAGAGTTAAACCTGTAACGAAAGGAATAAGATATTCATTAGTGCTATGGGCACTTGGATATCCATTAAAATAAAATGGCAAAGAAAGATAATTTAAAAACATCAATTTATTTTCAATCTCCAATTTATACAATTGAAATACCTGAATGGGTAGATCATGTTAATAAAGTTTGTAATAACTATATAAAACAAGCTAAGAAAAGAAATGAACCTATGATTAAAGATAGGGAAAAAAGATGGAAGAAAAAAGTTGGGGATATAACTTTATCACACCATTCAGAAAGTATGATTAACGATCCTGAATTAAAAGAATTTCAAGAGTATATTGGATCAACAAGTTGGAATGTCATGGATTTTTTTGGATATGATATGTCTCAGTACGAGTTAATGTGGACGGAATTATGGACACAGGAATTTTCTAAAAAAGGTGGGGGCCATCATGAAGGACATATTCATTATGATAATCATATATCCGGTTTTTATTTTTTAAAATGTAGTGATAGAACTTCTGTTCCTTATTTTAAAGATCCGAGATTAGCTAAAGTTATGTCTGATTTGCCTCAAAAAAAACAAGATGAGGTTTCAATGTCTTCCCCAATAATTCAATATAAACCTAAACCAGGAACTATGATTTTATTTCCAGCATATTTAGAACATGGTTTTACAGTGGATGCTGGAGTAGATGATTTTAGATTTGTACATTTTAATTTACAAGCTGTTAGAAAACTATTAACCAATCATTTGAAAGGACAAAATGTCAAAAGTAAAAAATAATTTTTTAAAAAAAGAAGACTTTAATAAAATAAAAGAAGCTTTAACTTCTGATATTTTTCCTTGGTATTTAAATAATAATAAAACATCTAAAGACCCTAAAGAATATACAAAACATAAAAATGATTACCAACTTACTCATACTTTTTTTGAAGATGATAAAATAAATTCTAATGCTTATAGTTTATTAGAACCTATTATAGAAATATTAAAACCTAAATATTTTATAAGAATAAAAGCAAACCTAGTTTCTAATACAGATAAGGTTTATAAATTTGATAAACACACAGATCAAGAGTATAAATGTAAAGCAGCTATATTATATATTAATACTAATAATGGTTTAACATTGTTTAAAGATAGAAAAGTACAAGCAAAAGAAAACAGTATAGTATTTTTTGAAGGAAATGAAACCCATCAAGCGACAACTTGTACAGATCAAAAATATAAAATAGTAATTAATTTTAATTATCAATAATATGAATTGGAAAAAAAATAAATTTACTGTAATTAAAAAAGCAATAAGTCCAGAACTTGCTAAATTTGTATACAATTATTTTCTTAAAAAAAGAAAAGTTGCAAGATTTTTATTTGATAATAAATACATATCACCTTACACAGAGTATTATGGCGTATGGAACGATCCACAAATTCCAAATACTTATTCTCATTACGCAGATATGGCAATGGAAACTTTATTAGAAGAAGTTAAACCTACCATGGAAAAACATACAGGTATAAAATTAACTCCTACATATTCTTATGCAAGAATATATAAAAAAGGAGATGTATTGGTTAGACATAAAGACAGGTATTCTTGTGAAATATCAACTACATTAAATTTAGGAGGAGATGATTGGTCAATTTATTTAGATCCAACAGGTAAAGAAAGTCAAGCTGGAATTAAAGTTGACCTTAAACCTGGAGATATGCTTATATATTCTGGTTGTGATTTAGAACATTGGCGAGAAGAATTTAAAGGTAAAGATTGTGGACAAGTTTTTCTACATTATAATGATGCTAAAAAGAAAACAGCTAAAGAAAATGAATACGATAAGAGACCTTTTTTAGGGTTGCCTGGTTGGTATAAAGGCTTTAAATTACCTAAATAATATTGTATATAATAATATGGCGGGAGATTCCACCACATACTCTCCTGCCTTATTAAGGATTTTTTTATATGTTACAGAAGGTAAGATTTCAACCAGGGTTTAATAAACAAGTAACTTCAACCGGCGGTGAAGGCCAATGGGTTGATGGTGATAATGTTAGATTTAGATATGGTACTCCAGAAAAAATAGGTGGTTGGGCTCAATTAGGTTCCGTTGATATTACAGGACGTAACACAGCACTACATCATTTTGTTAATGCGTCAGGTATTAAATATGCAGCTCTTGGAACTAATAGAATATTGTACGCTTATTCTGGTGGTATTTTTTATGATATACACCCTATTAAATCTACAACAACTTTAACTTCTGCTTTTAGTACGACTAATGGATCTGCTACTGTTACAATAACTTTTGCATCAGCACACAATGCAAATAAAGGTGACATTATTTTATTAGATAATTTTACAAGTATCACGAATTCTAATTTTGTATCAGGAGATTTTAATGACAACAAATTTCAAGTAACAAGCATACCCACAACAACTACATTAACAGTTACAATGGCATCTAACGAATCAGGATCAGGCGCAAGTACATCTGGTGGTATTAGAGTGCAACTTTATTATTCAGTTGGACCAGCAGTAGAGGTTGCAACAACAGGTTGGGGTCTTGGATCATGGGGTGGTGTAGCACAAGGACAGTTTACATCAACAC